GGTCCGAGAGCGCGAAAGTTTTTTAGGTGAGAGGGATTTTTTTCACTTCCCCCGTCCGGGCGGCAAAAAAGGTAGGGGGGTTCAAAAAACGCCTGGCGCGGCAGTGGCAGCGGCAAGGCACCGGCGAGGGCGGCGGCAGGGTGTCACTTCGTGACACTTTTTGCGCCGGAATAAAAGTTGAGCTGTTGTGAGCCGTTTTTTGTGCTAAAATTGGTACAGTAAAAATTGCGAGAAGCCCCGTTGCAGGAAGCGACGGGGCTTTACTTATATGCTCTGCCTGCCCGGCGGCACCTGCATTGCGCAGGAGCCAACGGAGAGGTGGGGCATTTTGCTTATACGGAAACAGGGGGAATTGATGGATGCCAAAGCGGAGCGACCAGAGAGACGCCGCCAAGGCAGAATACATTGCCCGGCGGAAGAAAGGCGAGAGCGTCAACCTAAAGACGTTCGCGCAGGAAATTGGAATGCCCTATTCGACCGTGCGGCGGTGGAAGGGCGAGGATGCCTGGGAGAAGGCGGTGCCGCGCAAGCGCGGCGGGCAGCCCGGCAACAAAAATGCCAAGGGCAACAAGGGCGGCGGCGCGCCGGTGGGGAACACAAACGCCGAGAAAGACGGCGCATACAGCCGGATCTTCTTCGACAAGCTGACCGAGGAAGAACTTGCTTTTGTGGCGCAGACCCCGCTTGAGAGCAAAGCGGCGATGCAACATGAGATGCAGGTGCTCAAGTTGCAGGAGAAGAAAATTCTTGATGCGATCGCGAAGTACGAAAACGAACCGGAGGATGCGCTGCACACAACCAGCGTTTTGGATATGCGCGAGCCGGGTGGGCGAGGCCCGGAGAAGATCGACGGCAAAAACCAGACGATGGGTATGTACACAAAGGATAGCCCGTTCGCGCGGATCATGAAGCTGCGCGATGCGTTGAACAAGGTGCAAGGGCGCATTGCCGCGATCAGCAACGCGATGCGGCAGGCCGAAGAATTTGCCCAGCGCGTGGAGCTGGAAAACAAGAAGCTGGAACTGATGCGGATGCGCGCGATCGGCGTGATGGGCGACGCAGACGTGGGCGAGGAAATGAGCGACGAGGCGCGCGAGCTGACAGAGCTTGCGCACGAATAAGCGCGCGGGCATTTTGTTGAGGGCAACAAGATGGCGGGCCGGGCAAGGCGGCGAGGGTGTCACTTAGTGACACTTTTTTGCGGAGAGGCGGACCGGCCACAGCGACCGACAAAAATGTCGGCAGCAGGGCGCACGGGAGATGGTGTCACTTTGTGACACTTTTTTCGTGGAGGCGCACAGCGGTACGGGAAGGCGGCGAACGGCATGAACTTGTACACGAGCAAATTTCTTGCGGAGTGGCTGGATCTATCGGAGCGCCGGGTGCGCCAACTGCGCGACGAGGGCGTGATCGACGAGGAACGGCCCGGAGCCTACGACCTCAAGAAGTGCGTGAAGCAGTACATTCGCTACCTGCGCACCACGAGCAGCAAGGGCAACCTGACCGACGAACGGGTGATGCTGACCCGGGCGAAGCGGGAAAGCGTGGAAATGGAAAACCGGCTGCGCAAGGGCGAGCTGCACGAGGGCAAGGACATTGAAACGGCATTGAAAACGATCCTCTTGAACTTCCGGGCGCGCGTGCTGGCGCTGCCCGCGAAGCTGTCCCCGCAACTGGCGACGATGGGTGACCAGCAGGCGGAAATTTTCGACCTGCTGAAAAGAGAGCTGGACGAGGCGCTGGAAGAGTTAAGCCAGTACGACAACGCGCTGGCAATCACGGAGGCGACTTCACATGACGAAGATGCAGAAGAAGGTGATCGAGAAATGCGTAAGAAGGGCGAAGGCAAACGCGCTGTTCGAGATGGAGGAAACGATACTTCGTGAGGCGGGCATGGCCGAGGTGATGGCGAATGAAGAAATACAGCAAAGCCTGGTGCAAGCGATGTGTATGGGCGACCAGGCTGAACGAGACGAAGATCCTCTGCCCGTTCCCGGAGTGCATTATCCGGGTGCTGGTGGTGGCTAAGACAGCGCACCAAGACGACGGCGCGCCGAGTACCGAACAAGAAGCAGCATCGGCCAGCGGCGAGGCCACGACAGAACAGGAAGGTGTCACTTTGTGACACTTTTTTGCGGCGAGGCAGACGGAGGCGCGCGGGTATTTTGCCAAGGACGGCAGGACTGCGAGCCGGAAGGCCGGAGCATAGCACGGGCGCGGCGAGCGGAAAGACGTGGCGCACCAAGACGACGGCGCGCCGAACGCCGAACAAGAAGCGGCACCGGCCAGCGGCGCGGCCACGGCAGAACAGGAAGATGTCACTTTGTGACACTTTTTTACGGAGAGGCAGACGGAGGCGCGCGGGCATTTTGCCGAGGACGGCAAAATGGTGAGCCGAGAGGTGAGGCGGCGAAGGTGTCACTTTGTGACACTTTTGCAGAGAGACGGCCAACGGCGGGAGGCGACAAGGAATGAAGCATCACGACGGACAAACGAAGGCGTTTATACCGTATGCGGACGAGGTGGACATAATCTTGTCCGTGTACTCACTTCCGGAAGCGGCGCAAGGCGTTGACGAGGTGGCTGTTGCGGTTCCATCGGAAGTGGGAAAAGCAGAGGATGCTTTATCCGTAACAATTCTTGGCATACACATGGACGGAGCGCCGGATTTCATCTGGGTGCTGCCGCCTTCGTTCCGCATGGGGCTGACGTTCGGCATGGCAAAAAGCAGACTGGCGGCAGATGGCAAATATGCCGTCGAAAGAAGGTGTCACAAAGTGACACCTTGCCAGTACGAGCCGCACCTGGATGCACGGCCTGCGCGCAGGCAATACCCTGGCCTTTCTGAACGCCATACACTTTCTTGCCACACAGGCGGTGACGAAGGATGAAGAAACACAGCAAGCGCGTGGTGGACATTGCACCGAACACGGCGGAGCTGGTGGCGCGATGCCTAGCAACGGTTCGGCCACCGCCGACCCTGACGCTCTCGCAGTGGGCAGACCGCGAACGGCGGCTTAGCCCGGAGGCCAGCGCGGAGCCGGGGCAGTGGCACACGGACAAGGCACCCTACCAGCGCGAGATCATGGACGCGATCGGCGACCCGCACATTCGCGAGGTGCTGATCATGAGCGCGGCACAGATCGGGAAAACCGACATTATCCTGAACGCGATCGGCTACTACATGGACTACACGCCGGCCCCTATTCTGGTGATGCAACCCACGATCAACATGGGGCAGACATTCAGCAAAGACCGACTGGCGCCCATGCTGCGCGATACGCCGGTACTGAAAGACAAGGTGGACACCAAAAGCAGGTACAGCGGCAACACCATCATGCAGAAAGTTTTCCCCGGCGGGCGCATTACCATCGTGGGCGCGAACAGTGCGACCGACCTGGCAGGCCGCCCGATCAAGGTGCTGCTGGCCGACGAGGTGGACAGATACCCACCGAGCGCCGGCACCGAGGGCGACCCGCTCTCTCTGGCACGCAAGCGCCAGACGGCCTTTTGGGATCGCAAGACCGTGATGGTGAGCACGCCGACCGTGAAAGGCCAAAGCCGCATCGAGAAAGAGTTTGCCGTGAGCACACAGGAGGAATGGAACGTCCCGTGCCCGGAATGCGGCCACTATCAGCCGCTTGTGTGGGCGAACGTAGTGTTCGACAAGAACGACCCCAAGGACGTGAACTACCGCTGCGAGCGGTGCGGATGCCTGCGCGACGAGTACGCTTGGAAGCGCATGGGGCAATCGGGAAAGTTCGTGGCGAACAACCCGGACGCGGAGGAGCGAGGCTTCCACCTGAACACGCTATCCTCGCCGTTCTGCCATTGGAGCGAGATGGTGCGGAAGTTCTTACAGGCCAAGGATTCGCTCGACCACGGCGACCCGGAAATGATGAAAACATGGGTAAACACCGAGCTGGGCGAGACATGGGAAGAACCGGGCGAACGCGTGGACGACACCGAACTGCTCAGTCGCCGCGAGATCTACGAGGCCGAGGTGCCGGACGACGTGATCGTGCTGACCGCGGGCGTAGACGTACAGGACGACCGCTTTGAGGTGGAGATCATCGGCTGGGGCGAGGGTAAGGAAAGCTGGGGCATTCGCTACCAGAAGATCATGGGAGATATGCTCAAGCAACAGGTATGGGAAGATCTGGACCGCTTTTTGCTGCGCAGTTGGCACAAGGCGGACGGAACGGCGATGCAGCTATTGGCTACCTGCATCGACAGTGGCGGCCACCACGCGGATCAGGTTTACCGCTTCGCGCAGGAAAGGTTGACGCGCAGGGTGTTCGCTATCAAGGGCCAAGGCGGCGCGAACGTGCCGTTCATCCGCAACCCGACCCACAACAACCGCGTGAAAACACCACTTTTCATGCTGGGCGTTGACGCAGGAAAAAGCCTGGTTTACCAGCGCTTGAAGGTGGCAGCGAAGGGGCCAAACTACTGCCACTTCCCGCTGAACGAGGAATGCGGCTACGACGAGGAATATTTTAAGGGACTGACCGCCGAACAAATGGTGATCCGCTTCCGAAAGGGCAGACCGGTGATCGTGTGGGAGCTGAAAGAGGGCGTGAAGCGAAACGAACCTCTTGACCTGCGAGATTACAACACGGCGGCGCTTGAGATCGCGAACCCCGTGCTGAGAAAACCGGATGATACAGAAGCGCAGCCCCCGCGGCGCGTGGGCCGCCGCATGGTATCGGGAGGTATCTAAACATGGCAGCAATCGACTTGGAAACGGCGCAGCGGCATTTGAACCAATGGCTCGATGCCGACATGAAGGTGAGCACCGGGCAGAGCTACCAGATCGGCTCGCGCAAGCTGACGCGCGCCGACGCGGCAGAGATACGGGAGAACATCGACTACTGGGCCGGCAAGGTGGAAGAAGCGAAAGTGGCGGCCAGGGCCAGCGGGCGAAACCGCATCTATCAGGCGGTGCCGCGTGACCTGTGAAGGAGGGCAGCGGCATGAGGTTTTGGAACAAGGCCGCAGCCGGTGACGGACGCGAAAACGGAGAATCGAGAGGGTGTCACTTTGTGACACTTTTTGCAGTAGGGATGCAAGCGGCAATGCGCGGGCAGTCTGGCGCGGGCGGCAGAGCAGCGAACCGGAAATGCGGCGCGCTGTACGAGAGCAGCGGGCAGAACGTCCGAGTACGGAGCGCAGGACGGCGAGGGTGTCACTTTGTGACACCTTTTTGCGTTGAGGCCGGTAGGGACATAAATGCCCTTACCAGCGCACACCGCGCAGGCCACGAAGGGAGGGCGGCAGCATGAATTTTTTTGATAAAGCTGTTGCCGCCGTTGCCCCGGAACGGGCCATGCGGCGAGCCGCGGCGCGCATGGCGCTGGACACGCTGGAACGGCAGACGACGGTAAAAAACTCCGGCTACGGGAACTACGGCGCGAACGTCGATAAAAAATCTATGCGCGGGTGGATGTTCCGCGGCGGCAGCGCCAAAGAGGACATCGAGGACAATTTGGACGTACTGCGCCAGCGGAGCCGCGATGCTTACATGGGTATCCCGATCGCGAACGGCGCGCTGAAAACCCTGAACACAAACACGATCTGCGATGGGCTGATGCCCACCCCGCAGGTGGATGCCGACTATCTGGGCATTACGGACGAGCAGGCCGACGACCTGCGCGCACAGATCGTGCGCGAGTTTAGCCTGTGGGCGGACGACTACACATGCGATGCCGACCACATGGGCAACTTCTACGAATTGCAGAAGCTGGCCTATATGGGCTACCTGATGAACGGCGACTTCGTGGCGCTGCTGGTGACGCAGCACATCGAGGGGCAGCCATACGATCTGCGCGTGCGCGTGATCGAGGCCGACCGCCTGTGCAGCCCCGGCGGGTACGACCGGCTTTCTCCGGGCGAGGTGCAGGGGCACCATGTTGCGCGAATCGTGCAGGGCGTGGAGACGGACGAAAGCGGCGCGGTGGTGGCGTACTGGATCTGCAACCAGCACCCGCTTGCGGCCACGTATTACGCTGACAAGACCTGGCAGCGCGTGGAGGCATACGGCGCACGCACCGGCCGGCGGAACGTGCTGCACGGGATGCAGCGCGAGCGCGCGGGGCAGGTGCGCGGTGTGCCGACGCTGGCGCCGGTACTGGAAAGTTTGAAAAAGCTGGGCCGCTACACGGACGCGGAACTGGACGCGGCGGTGATCGGCGCGATCTTCGCGGTGTTCATCGAAAAGGAAGTGGAGGCTAACGGCAAGCCGTTTGGCGAGGTGCCGAACCCGGACGACCAGGTGGACGGCCCGCCGCAAAACAGCATTGAGCTGGCCCCCGGCGCGATCGTGGATATGGCCCCCGGCGAGAAAGCCAACTTTGCCGACCCGACCCACCCGAACACGGGATTTGATAGCTTCTTTAACGCGATCGTTAAGCAAATGAGCGCGGCGCTGCAACTGCCCAGCGAGGTGCTTTTTAAGCAGTTCAGCACGAGTTACAGCGCGGCCAGAGGCGCATTAAACGAGTTTTGGCGTTCGTGCGATAAGGACAGGGAATGGTTTGCGGATGCCTTTTGCAGACCGATCTACGAAACATGGTTTCGAGAGGCCGTGGCAAACGGGCGGATCAACGCGCCGGGCTTCTTTACCGACCCGGCCATTGCAAAAGCCTATATGGCGTGCAAGTGGAATGGCCCGGCCAGAACGAACCTTAACCCGAAGGACGAGGCCGAGGCCGCGCAGATGCGCGTAAACAGCGGCTTTTCGACTGCGGAGGACGAGACGGCGACCATGACCGGTGGCAGCTACATGATGAATATGCGCCAGCGGATGCGTGAAGCGAAATTGAAACGGGAGGTGGACAAAATTGCGAACGATACGGGCAGTGAACCAAATGGGCAAAGCGAGCAGCCGGCAGAGAAACGAAGCGAATAAGCGGTTTTGGAACTTCCAGAATCAGGCGAACACCAGCACGGCAGAGCTGACCCTCTACGGCGAGATCTCGCAAAGCACGTGGTGGGGCGACGAAGTGACCCCGAATTTGTTCAAAGAGGATCTGGACAAGTGCGGGAACGTGAACACGATCGTCGTGCACATCAACAGCGGCGGCGGCGACATTTTTGCCGCACAGGCGATCGGCAATATGTTGGAGCAGCACCCGGCGCACACCATCGCGAAGAACGAGGGTATGTGCGGCAGCGCGGCTATGACCATCGCATACCACTGCGACGAGTTCCAGTGCGCCGAGGACAGTGAGGTGATGATCCATCTGCCGGAGGTGGGTGTATGCGACTATCTGGACGAGGTGGACCTTGGACGACTGCTGAACGCGGTAAAAACCATCAAAGAAAATATCGTGAGCCTCTACGCGCGCAAGACTGGCAAGCCGGTGGAAGATGTGGCCGCGCTGGTAGAGGCAACGACCTGGTGGACGGGCAAGCAGGCCGTGGAAAACGGTTTCGCGGATGGACTGATCGAGACGGGCAAGAAAACCGTGATGGAGAACCGGAACGGCTATTTGTTCGTCAACTCGGTCTACACAGGAATGCCGGTTGACGAAGCGCCCGAATCGCTGAGAAACCGCCTTGCAGAGCAGGGCGATTTTGAAAATAAAAATCCGGCGATGCCGGAACAACACGGGGAGGATACCAATATGGCTGAGAACACCGAACAGACGACGATCGAAACCGTGGACGATCTGCGCGCCGGATACCCTGAGCTGGTGAACAGCTTGGAGCGGGAGACCCGGACGCAGGCAGCCCAGCAGGCGATCCAGCAGGAGCAGGAGCGCATTCGCGCCATTGACGAGATCGCGCCGCTGTTCCCGAAGGAACTGGTGCAGGCCGCCAAGTACGGCGAGAACGCCTGCAATGCGCAGGAGCTTTCGTACCGGGCCGCGGTGGACGCGCAGAAGCATGGCCGGAAGTTTGCCAACGATCTGGCCGCCGATGCCGCGGACAGCGGCGCGAACAAGGTGGGCAATACGCCCCCGGCGGACCAGCACGTGAAGGATGACGCCAACCTGAGCGGCGAGGAACGCATGACGCGCGCACGCGCAGCGGTGGCCGAGATCATGGGCAAGAAGAAGGAGGACTAATTTATGGCACAGCGTTTGGATCAGAAAATCGGCGAGATGGAGTACGACGGGCTGATCACGGACACCAGCCCCGCAGTGATCACCGGCCCCGGTGTGCTGGCCGGTTTGGACGAGGACACGGTTTTTAAGCGCGGCACGGTGCTGGCGAAGTCGGAAAAGACGGGCGCACTGTACCTGCTGGGCACGAAAGCCGAAGCGGGCGACACGCTGACGGCGGATAGCATTCTGGCCGACGACGTGACCGTGACCGCCAAATCCAGCGCGCCGGTCGTGGTGTATCTGGCGGGCCGGTTTAACCCGGACAAGCTGACCGTCGCGGACGAATACGCGATCACGGAAGCGGACAAGGATGCGCTGCGCGTGCGTGGCATCCTGCTGAAAGCCGCGAGCGAAATTTAACAGGGAGGGAGCAGCAATGGCAGTTCTCAATTTCTTTGATAACTACATCCTGATGGCGATTCTGGAAGAGACGGTGCCCAAGGCCAGCTTCTTCCACGACCGCTACTTCCCCACGGGCGCGGGGGATATTTTCAAGTCTGACAAGGTGCTGACCGAGTACCGCAAGGGCGACCGCAAGATGGCGGCATTTGTGGTGCCGCGCGCCGGTGATATTCCGATGGATCGTCTGGGCTACCAGATCCACGAGTATCAGCCCGCCTACATCGCACCGAGCCGTATGCTGACGCTGGACGACCTGACCAAGCGCGGCTTTGGCGAAGCGCTCTATCCGGGCATGGATCAGGCCCAGCGCGCGGCGCGCCTGCTGGCCGACGACCTGAACGCGATGGAGCAGCGCATTGCACGCCGCGAGGAATGGATGTGCGCGCAGACGATGATCAACAACGGCTGCGATATGCAGCAGTACATCGACGACAAGACCGAGGGCGACGTGTTGCAGGTGCGCTTCTACGACGGCACGAGCGACCACCTGTACACCGTGGCAAACAAATGGAATAGCCCGAACGGCGACCTCTTTGGCGACGTGCGCTCGATGTGCCGCCTGCTTTCGTACCGTGGGCTGCCATCCACCGACCTGCTGCTGGGCACGGACGCGGCGGACGCGATCCTCGAGATCGAGAAGGTGCAACGCCTGCTGGACAAGAACAGCGGCATCATCACCGGCGAGATCCGCCAGCAGTTGACCCAGTACGACGGCGTGGTGTTCATGGGCGTGCTGAACTTCGGCGGCTTCCAGTTGAACCTGTTCAGCGTGGACGAAACCTACGTGGACGAGCAGGACAAGGTGGAACGCCACTTCCCGGCGACCGGCGCGATGGTGACGGCGCCGAACTGCGGCCACATGATGTACGGCCAGATCACCCAGATCGACTACGGCAAAGCCGACCCCACGACCTACGCGGCAAAGCGCGTGACCAAGCTGGTGGTGAACCAGGAGAAGGACACCCGCAAGCTGCGCCTCGGCACGCGCCCGCTGGCCGCGCCGAACAACTACTGCCCGTACATCTTTGCGGCTGACGTTGTGGGCTGACGAGGTGAGCGCTATGAAAACGATCGAGATCATCCGCGGCAACTACGGCTGGAAGAAAGAGCCGGGCGCGCCGGTGCGCCTGTTGCGCACCGGCGACACCGCGGAGGTGCAGGACGACGAGGCAAAGCGCCTGACCGAATTGGGCGTTGCGCAGATCGTACACACGGCGAAGGCCGAGGACAACGGCAAGGCCGAAAGCACCAAGACGGCCAAAACCAAGGCAACCAAGGCCAAGGCGGAGGAAACCGAGGACGAGGCAGAAGCGTAAAGGCGCGCGAGAGAAAAAAGTGTCACTAAGTGACACTTTGCAGTGGCAGGCTGAACGGAGGCCGCAGACTGAAACGACCGGCGGCAATTTGCCGAAGATGGCAAGATGGTGAGCTGTGAGGCTGTGCGCTGCGTGGCGCGGCGAGAAAAGTGTCACAAAGTGACACCTTTTCGGGCAGAGGAAAAACAACGGGCAAGGTGATGCACAGTGACATTTCGGGACAGCATTCTGGCCGACATCGACGACGTATTTTTTAACGCGGACGAGTACATGGAACAGCACACGATCGACGGGAAGAAGTACGACGTGATCCCGGACGCGCTGACTTTGCAGGAGCACAACGCGCACTGGGAGGGCGGGTCGAAGCAGAATTACGACACGGGCATTTACGAATCGGTGAAGCGCATCGCGGTGCGGATCGCCGATTACGGCAAGGCCCCCAAGGTGGGCAAGCTGCTGGTGTATGACAACATCGACTATGCCATCGTGGGGTGCACCGACGAAATGGGGCTGTACATCATCAGCCTAAAGAGAATGAGGCAGTGAGCTATGGCATACGTTGGCTACTCTTTGACGCTGGACGATGAAAGCAACGCGCTTGCGGCGCTGGGCGATTTGAAAAGCAAGGCCCCTGTGGCGCTGAAAAACGCGGCGAACGCTACGGCTGTGCGGGCGAAGAATATGCTGATCCGGCAAGCGAAAGTGCGCTACGCGCTGAACACGACAGGCAGACGGCACGTGAATGAGCTAAAGCTGCGCGCGCGGGCCACGGTGGCGAAATCGGAGGCGGAACTGGGGATGCGTAGCCGCACGTCGGATCTGGCAGATTTTAAGACAAACCCGACACAGCCAAACATGGGTGGAAACTGGGTGCACTCGCCGGAGTTCCATTCCGGTAAAGTCCTAAAACAAGAGCAGATGAAGCTGCTGACTGGCGACAGCACGTACAGCAAGGGCTTTTTGATTAAGATGGCAAATGGACATATCGGGATGGTTCAACGCCAATACGATGCAGAATCAAAGTACTCGACAACTGCGCGCGGCTTTCCTCGCTGGAAAAACAAGTACAAAGACGGGATAGTTGAAAAGACAAGAACCTATTCGACTCCGTCTGCCAGCGCCATGCACGGAACTTTGTGGCGTGAGGGCGTATCGCTTGAGGCCGGCGTGATCTTTCAGGAACAGCTTGCGGCACAGGTGATCAAAATTCTGCAAAAAGCCGGAAGGCAGGTGCTGTAAATGGGCGCTGCGGGATATACGCCGTTTATGGCGCAAAAGGCGATGCGCGAAGAGCTGGAAGCCTTGTTTGAGGGCAAGACGTTTAAAGGTCAGGGCGGAGAAAAGCCGCTGAACTTTTACGAAGGCGACCTGCCGATCGACATGGGCGACGATGAGGACGTGGACACGATGAAAGCCGCGGCGCCGTTCGTAGTGGCAGAGGTAACGGGCGGCAGCATCGACGACCGGAACGAACCGCAGATGCTGCAAATGATGCTGACCATTTGCACCTACGACACCGACGTACAGCGGCAAGGCAAGCTGGACGTGATCAACATTATCGAGGACATCATCCAGCACTTTTGTGCGTTCCACGTTTTTGGCAAACGCTTTGCCGTTACGCTGCCGATGGACTGGGCGATCCAGCAGGACGACACCGCGCCGTACTACTTCGGCGCGGTGATTTTAACGGTCACAACGCCGTCGATGACGAGCGCGAACGACCCGAATGTGGAGGCATTGATCTGATATGGCAAACACGAAAACGACCGAACCCGCGGCGGAACAGGCCGCGGCTAACGCCACCACGGCAAAGCCTGCAAAAGCCGCTGTAAAGGCAGCCGCAAAAACGGCCGGCGCGGTGGTGTATTGCGGGCCGACGGTGCGCCACGTGGCGCAGCAATACACCGTGTACACCGGCGACGTGCCGAAGGCACTGGCCGACTGGCTGGAAGAACACAAGGCGGCCAAGAGCCTGCTGGTGCCGCTGGCGCGCTTTACGGCGACGCGCGCGGCACTGGAAGAACCGGGCAGCGTGGCGGCGGTGCTGTTTAACAAGATCAAGGCGCAGGCCGAAGCAGAGGCCGCGCGAAAGGAATAAGGAGGGCTAAAAGATGGCCTACAAACATGGTGTTTCTGTTACTGAGCAGGCAACCAGCATTATCGCCCCGGTAAGCTCTTCGGCGGGCTTGCAGGTGGTGCTGGGCACTGCGCCCGTGAACCTGCTGGCCGACCCGTACAGCGCGACCAACACCCCGCTGCTGTGCAACAGCTACGCAGAGGCCGTGGCCGCCGTGGGGTACAGCACGGACTTTGCGAAGTACACG